AATGTAGATGTTCTCTGGTTTCACACAATCACTGTAACTGACTCTCGGTTCAGGTGGTCTAACCACACCACCGTTCTTAAACCATTTCATCTTACCCCCTTAGATGCCTGTACACCAACCTGGGCATTATATTGTCCTTTTACCGCATAACTGGCATGTACCGGCACTGGAGCATGGCGCATGAAGATCGCCTGACCGCACTTCATACCCGGTCTGATCCGCAGTAGTTGTCTGCTGACGTTATAATACTCCAACGTCAAATTACCACTCCACCCACTGTCCATCCATCCTGCCAGCATGTGATTCAAAGCGTTCCGTGCCAGTGATGATTTCATTACAAATTTAGCCGATATATCGTCCACCACGCTGAAGTCGAACCATTCAGCGGTGGTTGCCAGCAGAAATTCTCCCGGAGCGATGACATAACCTTCCGGCCCCATTTTGAAGGGTATTAAATCGATACCATCCGACTTGTCACACAGATCAATTGGTGGTCGATCCAGGTCAATATCATCCGGTTGAATCAGTAATGTATCACCTAAGGTAAGGTCAATTGATGTTGCGTTGATATGCTCGAAGGGCGCGTTCACCACATCCTTCTCCACTAAAGCCACTAGCTCGTTATAGCTTAAGACCATCTTTGTTCTCCAAATTAAAGTGAGATTAAATTATACACTTTTTAAGTTCGTGTGTTAATATGTTTAACGTCCTTAACACAACTGGAGAACAGAGATGAACGAATATGAATTGAGATTGCAACGTGAAAGAATGAGTCGTGTCGCAGCACAAGAACGATACATGAATGACCGTCAACGGAAACGCAGTAACCGAGTCTGGTTGATGATCATCATTTTATCGGGGTTGATTTGCTTAGGTGGGCAGCACCTTGTATTCAAGTATGAAGAGCAAGGTGCGCGTGAAGGTGTGGTGGTGTCGCAGGATGATCTTAAATGAGTTCTTTCCAGCTTGTGATCAATACTGAACCACTTCCACTAATCTTGTATGTTGCACCTGGAGGGATTAAATGGGTGAAAGTAAACGAACCTGCTGCGGATGAACCATAAGATGCTATGTTAGTACCATTCACATATAAATCAGCACCACCTGATGCTGACAATGTGATCTTAACACTGAGTTGAATAGTTTTACCCGTTGAGTTAGTGTAGTCAGTAGCAGCAACACGACTTCCACCCATATCAATCCAAGTCGTACCAATCAAAAACGCAGATGCTTGATACCCATCCAGGGTGTCAGCATCTAACCCGCTACCTGAACCATCGACGGTTTTGATCTTGGTCAATATATCTGCGGCAGTATATGTAGATGCTGTGAGCTTCGTATCCACATAGTCTTTGTTTGCCAGATCGGTTCCTAATGTCGGGGCATTAGCGCAAGTCATCCTGGTGTCACATATCCAGTCACCAGCATCGTTACAGTAGGCACCCCAAGCACCCGCTTGATTTAGGAAACCAACACGATTACCGTTACAGTGAATTACTCGACTGTTTTCATCTGAATCACTCATGTAGATGCTACTACTATTAGCACCGGCACCCACTATCAACAGACCACCGATGTTTAAATTAAGACTGATATCTACACTTCCTGTTACAAAACCACCCGTCGATGGTAAATAACTACCAGGCTCAATTTTTCGATCGGTCGTACCGTTGTAAAAATAGAGTTCATAAGTGGAAGGTGATGTGAACTTAGTCCACAAGCCGCCAGCAGTCACATAAGGTGGTCGTGTTGCGTTAGCATGATTCGAACCGATAGCAGGATACAGTCGATTTAATCGTGCTGCCAACTCTGTACCATCGACGGTGTTTGCATCAATCGGTGAGTCACCTGATGAAATAATAGCCATAAATTTCCCCTATAAGGATGTTGTTTGTTCTTTACCCATACCAAGAGCCGCCACATCAATTTGACCTGATACCGCAGTTCCGGCATTATTACGCAACAGTATATCAAACCCGAACCGATCTCGATTTGTAGCCTCGTATCGAACCGCTGTCGTACTGTTCTCAATCGTGATTGCCAATACAGGGGTTCTGATGAATGCCTGATCAAAGGTCACTCTCAGACCCGTATTGGGTACAGAAAGATCAAACGCTTTCCACACCCGATCCACAGCATCAATCTCAATTAACCCATCGTCAACGACCGCCCGAACAGTATCACTGAATGATTGTAGCTTGATCCTGAACTGAATCATTCGACCTGTAATATCCGCAACCTGAAAAGGTCGCCAGTCTGACCATGTAATACCACTAACCCCGGATATAGGGTCGATGGCGGCGATGTTCGGTTCCCATTCGCTCAATGTCAATATATCATCGGTGACTCGATACTCAGTGGTTGTATCCCACATTGATCGGTCTGCCACCTTAGCCAGTGGTTGTTGACTAGCCAATGGAACCCATAACACCATGTCACGTTGCTCAAGTTCACCGTGAGCAATAGTTTTGTTCGTAATCCTGACCTCTTGTACATAACCGAGATCGTAGGTTGTCGCATAATAGTAATACCCTTCATCAGTAATGTTACCGAACGGGCCTGTCAGTTCAATCACTGTACCGTTTACTTGCACCTGACTTTTACCACCTGTCCAACCTGGTTGATCGTTCACGGTATCCACCACATTAATATCCGGTAGTTGTTCAATGCTGGTTCGAGTAACAACCGATGGGCCAATGTTACCGCTGGTATCAACCGCTTGAATGAAATATAAACCAGTGCGTGATCCGACTGTCAACGTGTTAGTCAGATAGTTCGTTGTGCCTACAACCTGACTATACTCAATCGTACCATTAACAATATCCGGTGAATAACGAATCACATACTCACGGATATTTACTTCCTGATTCAACTGCCAGAATAGGTTAGTCTGTGAATTCTGGACGTTGCAACCAAACCCTTGCACAGCAGCAGGTGTGGTTGATACAGTAGCCACAATACCGTTGATAATCCGACTTTGACCTACTCCGTATTGACCATAAGGAATGATCTCAACTGTAAATGCTGTACCACCGATTGTTGATTGTTGAACCAGATCGAATTGGAAATCGAAGGATTCAACCAACACTTTATCAGTGCGAACAACACCATCGATAGTACGAGTTACCACTTCATGATAATCGGCATCGAACGGTAATACTGTCCAGTCAACATAAACATTGACATAAGGGAATCGGTCTATGAAAACTAACTCTTGAGTCAGATTACTACCATCGATTCTCAATACTTCGGTATTGATCAATAACGCTTGGGATGCTGTTTTACCCACACCTTGACGGCCCGATTTACTATATGGGATAAGCTCCACATCAATAGTACCGTAATCGAAATAAGGTATAGACTCGTGAATGATTGTATAACCAAATTCCCGAATAGGGTCTTGGAAATAATCCAATGTTGCCAATGAATGTTCAATACTTAATGAGAACCAAGATGCTGCAATAGGTTCGGCTACCCATGAGATATTTATGTAGTTCAGCGTTCGACCGCCTTCATGCTTCAATGTCTGTGTGATGTCCAAGCGGCTCACGTAAAGTGATGTGACACCATCTTCACCCAATAGATCATCACCAAATGTAGGGTTCCAGGGTGGGATAGGTAGATTGTCCACATTGTAGATTTCCTGAACATATCGATACATGCTCAATGTCGCGGTTAGGTCTTTGTCAGGCTGCACCGCTGATACAATGTACGGAGTGGTGATTCGATTCGTGATACCTAACACAATCAGATCGTCAACGTTCATGCCTGTGGTGTTATCCACGATGAATGTATCTTCATCAATCATCTGTACCACTAGACCAGTACGCACAGTACCGTTGACCAGTCGAATCGAATAGCCTGTCGGTGCAACTGATAGCAACTCAGTGACTTGGATTTGGTTACTGGTGATCGCTTTAATCCGACAAGGCACTCCGCCTATTTCTGGTACATCGTGCGCCACCAGCACCAGATCACCACGGCTACAGACCAAATTCTCAACATCCATGGTGACGGTGAATATCTCAGATCGATGGATACCCTGCGCCAACATGTACCGACCATACGACCAAGCAGATGAATAGTTGGTGATTCCGAACGTGCCTATTTCTTCAAACAAAGTTGCGTTCGACTCACTGTAACCGTTGTTATAGACAATAATCTCGTTTTTCTGCCAATCGGCCCGACCTGATCCGGCTATTGCATCTCCATCAATATAACTGACTCTCAACGCGTGAGGAATATCGGAGAATGTGCGAGTACCACTGAACCCCCATGAATTTGCCGGGGTAATAAGTTGTCGAGGGATGGACTTTTCTTCATCCAGCATCACACCGTATTTACCCTGATTGGTGATCTTCAACGATGCTCTACAAGCGGAGAGTACCGATAATAGTAGTTCTTGGACGGTAGTGGTGTAATCCACAACAAAATCAGCAGTATATCGAGGTTTGGTGATACTCACACCGTTGATTGTGCGCGTTACCAGTTCATCGCACTTACCCGCAAAGTAAATCCATGAAGGCCAATCGATCATGGTATCCGGTAATGGGTTAGGAGTGGATACACCTGTCATGATGTCCACGCAAATCCAGGCCGGGTTGCGAGTTGGAATTTCAATAAAGGTTGTACCGTTGGTGGTTGTTCGCAATATCGATGTTGCATAGGTACTCAAGTTCTGCACAACACCGTTGAGCTTATTGTTTGCTTGAACCAACATCTCCAACATCGTATGAGGTCGTGTCAAGTTCAGCACATTACCTGCAATTCTGCTTTCCAACAACACCAACTGAGTGACATCGTAATAATTTGCAACAGTAGCAATGGTGGTATATCGAATGAATCTGATTTCATAAGTACCTGGAACCCCTTCGAAATCGAAGTTAGCTAAAACCGTAATAGGAATAGCAGAGGATGATTTAATTCTGACTGAGAACGTGCCATTGTTACTCAAGGATGCCCCTTGATAATCCTTTGCCACCAATCGTTTCCACTCCGTCGTTCCTATAGGTCGCCACCAGCAATTCACCAGAATCTCATGTTCTACAACTTGATTTGATTTTTTGTTGAAGTGATACAACCCTTGAGGGAAGTAAATATTCAACTGAGCACCTATAGATTGTGGTTTCGTTGTGAATTGATAATTTACCTCTTTAAGTGTGTTTATTGTCAGATTCTCAAATCCATACCGGGCTGTGACATACTTCAACTGTGGAGTTTTGGTGTTCTGATGTAGTTGGAAGTTCTCCGTTTTGGTGTAGGTAGTAGAGGAGGTTTCACCGATTTTGATGTTATTCAAATCAATGTCAACATTCCCGTACCCAAAATCATAAAGCACGGAGAATTTAGATTTTGTACCAGTTGTTGTGATGGATGGGTTCGCCGCCATCAACGGGTAATACTTCACCCGACCATAGATTCGAGGTACTGTTCCGTAAGGTCTACCTTCGTTACTTTGACCTGTTACCATGTAGTTTGCGCCTGGATTCATCCCTGACCCGCTTGTGCTGAGTGACGGGGGTTTGATCAGTGCATTGATCACCAGTCCACCCACCATCGATACAGCAACACCCGCAACAGCACCAAGCAATGGGCCATACGCAGCAGTCACCCATGCACCAACATAAGCTGCAACTACTGCAACTACTACCATCAGGATCGTACCGAGAATATTCTTCTTACCTCCACCACCCCCACCACCTTGAGGGTTGACACCAATGATCAGTTCGTCACCACGCAGGACTCTAAACCCTTCAATATCGGTAACATCGGTTCCACCCAGGTACACCCTCGCCATAGATCGGTGGGTTGGATCATGTATACATTGCTCTAATACCTGAGCGATGGTAAGTCCTTCTTGCACTACATAGCGATTTTCAGACATGTGTATAGATTCCTGTGAGTCGGTGCCGCCAGTTGATGTCGTTCATTTCTTCAATTGTACTATTCCGACCAGGGAACGAGTGCATAAAATAATTATTACCTATGTAAATCCCTACATGAAGATCGTACCCTTTAACTTTGAACACTAGCACATCCCCCTCATCTGGATTGTCCTTCTCGACCCACACTTCACCTAATTGCAATCGTTGCTGAACGATATTATCAATAGCAAACTCACGTACTGTTTCCGCGGTGTAAAAATACTCAGGTAAAGGGTTTCCGAATTCTTCATCACTGACCCACCTAACGAAAGTCCAGCAGTCAGCCGATTCAGGAGGATTACCGTGTGGTTTGTAGGGTATACCAATGTACTGACGAATATCCATTAGAACATTGCCGGGAACTGGACTGGTGTGTAATTGTCAGCCGGGAACTGACGGTTGAGAATGTTGACAATGTTCATCACACCGCTAATTTGAATAGCGTCATAAGTTGCAGACCGCATCACCATCTCCTCGACCGATACTTCAACCACATCAGGTTGAACATTCGTCACCAGTTCCAATTTCATCTTCAATGGTTCGGTGATGGAGCGAATCCCCTCAATCAATACATTGTCAAAGTTTTGAATCGTAAGGGTGATTTTTGGTAGCGACTCACCATCATCAGCAGGAAACGTGAAGTTGAATGGGAAAGGGGTGTATGGTTCACCTCGACTCACAATCTCCACAGGGTTGTTCACAAATCGTTGTGTGGCACCTGGGATGTACAGGGTGAGCAACCCTAACCACACCACATCGGTAGATGTAGCTTGAGCAGCAGCAATGGCGGTAGATGATGGCATGTTATAATCCTATCCATTCAGGGAGTTGTTCAATCTGAATCGATACCAGAAACGCTTTCGCACTCCGATCCCATTCAAAGGTTGGAGGCTTACTGAATCGCCATACTTCCTCAATACCTGACCCCGGCATCTTGATCCTTGTGGGATGAACACCTTGAGCACATCGAATGTAGAACCAATCAACCATATCCTGATACTTATCCCTGGTCAGAATAAACGCACCGTTGGCAATACGTAGTGTTTGTGTTGTGCGTCTACGTGTCTTGACCGCACCATTCTCCATCTTACTCTTGAGTAGGGATTCTTCCCAAGACTCACTGAGCGTTTGCAGACACCCGCTAATTGTTGAGGGTCTAGTGGCAATGGTTAAACTCATGCTGCCGATCTCCTGAGATTGAACGATGAACGGAATTGTGAATCAAGACTTCCGTCACTCACCATTGTACGGACTTTTCGGGCAATCTGCACTTCCAGTACCGTCTGCATATCTGGCCCGGTGTAACTGTTCGCCGTGACCTCAACATCCTGTGAAGCGTTGTTGTTGATGATCACGTTGACTGGTGAACCTTGCACACCGAGATCACCTGAACGAGTTCTACGAAGTGGTACGATGGCTTCAGGCCCGGCCTCACCCGCCACACCCGCACCGAACGCACCACCTTTAGCGAATGCGCGGAGTCCTGCACCCTTCATTGGGAACATGATCGGTTGGTTGATCACACCTTGAGGGAGTCCAAGTGAGTTGAAAGTATTACCCTTCGCTGATGGCATGATTCGACCGTTGGAATTGGCACCAAATTGATCAACACCGAAACCCTTTAATGAATTACCTAACGCCTCAACCAATGGTTTCACAATCAGTAATTGAGTGATCATTTTGGCGATGTCTTTCAAGAACGATGTGGCGAAATCGGTAATAGAGAATTTGGTTTTTCCAATCCCATCGATCAGACTATCGAAAGCACCTGTGAGTGTGTTACCTACTTTGTTGTTGATGTCGTTCAACAAATTAAGCATGGTGTTATCCTTGGTCGCTTGATCATAAGCATCACGCAGCTTAGCTAACTTCTCGATGTAGAGATTCAGAGATGCAACACTATCAATAGTGATAGTGTCGGTCAATTCTTGAACAGCTTTGTTGAAATCTTCAGCAGGACTTGTTGATGACTTCAACTTCTCAGCCATGTTATCGAATTCTTTCGATATGGTCTGAATCATCGGATCAAGTTTCTGAAGTTCCTCAGTCAAGACTCGGAAGTAACCTGTATCAGTTTGCCCGGTTGCCTGGAGGTTAGCGATAGTGGTTCGCAAAAACTCAATCTTTGGTGCGGTGTTATCGATCTCCTGACCGGATGTAACCAGAGCCTCTTTCCACTTGATCGTTGACTTGGTGATCTCATCAGCAGTGTCAGCAATCGCTTTGTCGTAAATGCGTTTGATGATCTCAGGATTACCAATATCCGCTTTGGTAAACTCGCTAATTTTCGCAAGTAACTCAGCCCGTTTTTCCTCTGGTGTCCGAATCGCTTCGTACATGCTGAGGTATTCATCACGCAATTTTTCAACAGCTTTAGTTTGTTCACTGACAAGTTTCGATGTCTCCTTGACAGCAGATGCACCACCTCCACCTGTTGATTTACCTGTGGGGATCAAATCAACCGGGCCAGCTTTACCCATATCCTTGAACGTCTTTTCCAGAGCATCTGCGGTACGTTTAGCTTCTTCTTGTTGTAATGATAAGTTCAACAATTCTTTGGTGGTCGCACCAAGCGCAGGAGACATCACCTGTACTGATCGGGTGATCTGATTAACCGCTTCACTACTGTTGATTGCACCATTACTCAGGTTTTTCAATATCGGTACAACTTTCTGAGCTTCTTTGACAGTGTAACCAGTAGCATCAGCAAACTTTCTCAAACCGATGGCGTCAGCAGAAAAATCAGTGCCTTGAGGTAAAAAGGTGAAGTCCTTCCAACCACTCAATAAATCGGATTTTGCATTTTCTAACTGCTTCTTCATTGCAGATTGCAATTCAGAGTTCGCCCGAACAATGTCAGTTTTCAGAATTGCCAGTTGTGCCTGAGTGCTTTCACGCATCAAGTTCCTGGCAGCAGCACTTGCTTTATTGAACGATTCAACTAACTGATCAGTATTGACCTTGTTGAATGCTGTACCAAGTGAGTTAATGTTCGTACTTAAGTCGGATGCAATTTCACCGAGTTTTTTCGCAGGTGTTGCAGCCTCAAACATCCGAGCGATAAACGGGCCAAGCAGTGACGCTACAAGACCAAGAGCCGCACCCCAGGCACCGAAGGCACCCAAGAGTTGAGGCAACTGTTGACCGAGCGCTACGGAGGCTTTTGTGCCACCTTGTACCGATACGATAAAGTCAGTGATCTGGAATGATGCATTCTGAACCTGACCGCGGAGACTTTGAATCCCTGTACCGAACTGACTGGTTCCACCTGTCAATCGGTTAAGTTGATTCTGATAGGCAGCAAACTCAGCAGTGTTCTGTTTACCAGCAGTCGCCAATTGACTGAGTGCTGTTTTGAGACTGTTAATCTTATTCGGTAGTGCTTGAGCTTGAGCACCGATCTGAGCCATCTCACGGTTGAACTCAAACATGATCTGGTCAGTGGATTTAACCACCTTGCTCCAATCATCTAGTTTAACACCCGCTTTTTGAAACCCTTGCGCGTTGGCTACGGTATTTAAACCTAACTTCTCAATCTGACTATCGAGTTTCTTTATCCCATCGGTGATCTTCTTCAGATCATCCTTCATCTTGACGCTTACATCGATGACAAACTCTTTAGTTGCACCTTGTACTGATATACTGTTATCTGCCATGACTATACTCTGATGTTTGCGTATTCAATGATGATGACCCATGCACCCCTTCTAGCATCTTCTGCGGTGCGTTGGATGTACTTACCGCCTGGACGTTTCACCAATGGGATGTAATCCAAGGCTCTGCGAGAACGACCCGCAATGACTCTGATTGGTGAGTTCTTCTTGCCGATCTTCAAAACGCCTCGAATGTTCGCCGCAGTCTTACCCATCCAACCTTTAGCACCACCCCATGTTTGAGACAATCTTTTATCCGGGTCTGGATTCTTGACGTTCGAGTATTGCTGAGTACCGAACATCGGAACCATGTATATTTTATCACCTGGACGGAAGTTCGTAATCTCTGATGAGTTCGAGATGGGCGATGAAGTGTTGGTTTCCCTACTATAATAGAAAATCTTTATCTCTTGAGTAGCAATCTGATCTTTCTGTATCCATCCCCTTGGTGAAGCGAAGTTGCTGATATTCTTCCTCATCATTCGAGTCATCTCCATCAGACCAACTCGAACAGCCTCTTGGATGAAGTGGATTGTGACTCGCTTTTTAGCGGTACTGATAGCGGATCGATTGGGTGCATTGCGACCATCGACGGTGATAGAGTACGGAGTATCACCGTACTTTCTCAGATGCTCATCGAGTAATTGATTAGCGGTGTTGCGGAGTAGAGGATAAACCTCTTTATTCAGAATCTTATCTACTTCAGCACGGAAGTCGATGATCGGTGTAATGATTTCAACATTGACATTGATCATCCGAACATCCGAGCCAGATCATCAGCGCCAGCAGTGGCGAGGTCAACCGGTTTCTCAGCCGGTCTTTGCATATACTTGAGCCAGCCCATGAACTCACTCATGGGCATTTCAGCCATCAGTCGATAAACGGGTGTGTGTAACCGATCCGCGACTGCATACAGAGTGAACTGCCAATCATCCCGCATTGCCTGTAGCTTCCGCAATTAGACTGGTTACAGACTCATCTTCACCACTGTCCAAACCATTGACTTTCATCGATGCTTTGATCAGATCACCTAGGTACGGAACTATCTGAGCCATTGACTCATTGGTGATCGGTTGACCATTGAGTGATACTGTTTGCAGTACCAACTGCTTCTGGAACTCAGCAGGGTTTTCAGACAACAGTGGAAGCAGGTTGAAACCCTGACCGACTGTTAATCCAGTGACCACGTATGACCCGACTTGTATTGTTTCCATAGTTCTAGCCCTATGTTGTTCTAGCCCCAATAGGAAAACCGGTTGCAGCCGATGGAGCTAGTCATCGGACGTTTATATGCAACCGGTTAATCGGTTATGGGTGTACCCAGCGAATCTTGTCAGATTGATTGCCTGTTGCAGTAAATGCAATGGCACCCTCAATAGGTGTCGATGGTGAGAAACCTGCAATGGTGACAGCACCTACCAAACTACCAAGAGCAGTGCTTGGTAATTCAATCTTGAACGCTCTGGTCAGACCATCATCATCCGCCTTAATCAACTCATCCAACCCTGCATCAGAAGGGTCAAGATAACCACTGACTGAGATACCACCGAGGGTTGTTTTACCCAAGATCGTTTGGTCAGTGCAGAATGTACCAGCATCAATCTGATTGGTGGATGATGGGTCGATGGTTAATTCACTCAAACACAACCGAACCATATCCGACTTCTTGGTAATTTTTACAGAAGGAGTCGCACCTAAACTGTTCAATGAACCAGTGGTGTCTGAACCGGTTAGAACTAATGTCGTACTTGTGACAGTACCGACTGTGAATGTTTTACCGTCGATTTCAGTGAACCCTGTGTTCTCTGGCTTGACAACATCGCCAGCAGTGACACCTGTAGTCGATGCAACAGTCACAACCGCTGGTTTCGCTTTACTGATAGCAGTCGTTGTCAGCGTCACAAGGGTTGCAGTGGATCGGGCTAAGTATACATTTAGCCCCTTGGTTGAATAAGCAGTCATGCGATTTACTCCAAAATGATCATTTCGATTCGATTATAGCATTATTAATGTTAGGCTGATATTGCACCAAAAGTTTTCCATGTACCAGGAGTACCAGCGGTAACGCATACCCAACCAATAGTCCCACTAGCCGATGGTGCAATGTTATATACAATATCTCCGACTGCATATGTTCCGGTAGTAGGTGCTGCTGACGCCCAGTTAATATTAGGTTGTGCTTTTTGCAAGGCTTTATTAATATTACCATAAATATTTGTAACAGTAAGCCCGCTGGTACTATTTGATATACCTGCGGTATTATTATAAACATTGCCGTATAAGTTAGTTATATTTATAGTGGTAAGTAGTCCTGTATTTACTGTAAATAGTCTTAAACTCATATTGTTGTTTTCACAACGATCTATATTTAACGTACCGTTATTACTACAACGTGCAAGCGCATCTAAACCTTTTACAGTGTTACCAACAAAGTTAATTGTTAAGTTAGTGGTAGGCCCGTTCCCATAAAATAAACCATTAACAGCAGTAGCAGAGGTTATATTAAAGTAATTATCATATATGTCTAAAACTGCTCCGGGATTAGCAGGATATACAGGTGTTGCAAATACATACTGACCATTTATACTACCATTAAAGATATTGTTACGTATAATAGATGTATGGTGGTAATGACCATACGTACTAGAACCACTGTTAAAGAAGGAATTTTTAAATGAATTGCCTTCAATTAATAGGAATGCATCTGTATTAACTGTGTCTACTCCAAAACTCCAAGTATGTGTATTTTGAATACTACTAAATGTATTATTTCGTAGTATCCATTTAGTAGAGTAGCCAGAGCTTATAGCACTTGGATTAGCTGCCTTCGGGTCATATACGTTACTTGTGTATGATTTTTGTATAGCTATTAGTTGTTTTGCGGCGGTTGAGTTATTTACTTCAAAATTACAATTCTCTATAGTTACTTCATGGTTTATTGCACTAAGCGAAATTGCTTGGTCTGAGCCACTATGTTCACAATTGCGGATTGTAACAAAGCAAGCTCTAAAGACATTAAATCCAGCTTCTCCTATTGAAGCACAGTTATCATAGTATACATTCCATACACCGTTGTGTGTCGAGAAACCTCCACTACATCTTTCGGTAACACAGTCACTATAAAAACTGTGCATCTGACCATAAGTATCATCAAAACAATGCCATCCGTGTTTACCCACACAATTATCTGTTTTACTGATCCAATTACGCTCACGCAAGATACCGTAACCATATTCATTAGGTGAGCCGCTTACAAGGGGTGCAACTGTACCTATATCATTGGTATATCCAAAATGGTTAAATGTACTATCAGAAACCATATCGTAAGCATTGCGACGTATGTATATCTGTGTTCTACAGTGTCCATCTACGGTAAAGTTATCTAACCATAGATGTTTGCAACCATTAAACTCTAAAGCACCTGTAATTACTCCTGCTGTATCAGAGACAATAATATTAGTATTAACCCAATTGATAGGCTCATTCAAATGGTATACGTTTACAGTAAAAGACGCAATCGTACCGCTACCACCACTTGCTATTATCTGCGCTACTGATATATCAGCTACAGCACTACCTTCAATATAAACCTTGTTACCTGTTAATTCATGTGCTACATAGTAATGTAGTGAGTCTGTCTTATCCGGTCCTGACTTATATGGACATACAATTTCGATGAAATCCCCAGGTACTATACCTGCTACACTAGTAAGGTCGAGGTAGGTTCTACCTCTTGTTACCTCAGTTGTCATAGTAGTAGTTAGAAACGCAGATGGCATTGTAAACTTCAACGAAGCGTTGTCACAGAATACAGTAGCCCCCCCTAAATCCACATTTAGTTGATTATGACCTGATCGATTTAATGTCTTGTTAGTCGCCAATCGATATGTCTTACTACTATCTGATACAAGTTTGATTCCATTTTGGGAACAGTATGTTATCGCCGATAAGAATGCCGTACTATCATCTGTTACACCATCACCGACACAACCGAAATCTTCAGGTGTTCTGACTGATCTGCTATCAAGTGTATCTAATCGACCATCCAACGTGACCAGCGTACCTTCGACAGCATCCAACCGAGTATCTAAAGGACTCACATCATCCAGTATAGTGTTAATCTGTGCTGTTGTTTTATTAATTATACTCATGGTAATGCCTCTAAAGGTGAACCGTTAATATCGAATAATTGGTTTCCGTCAATGTCAAACAGGTAATACGGGTTATCTGTCGTAAATTCATGGTAAACCTGTAGAGGTGAACCATTGATGTCGAATAGATAATTTCCATCAATGTCTTGTAACTGATCAACCGCATAGTAATTATCATAGAATTCATAATCCACCATAAACTCCACAACAAACCATTCACCCTGGCGAAAGTCCATCGGTGCTGATATATTTGTCAAAGTCAATACACCACTGACATCCATTTGCCGATATAGGAATTTCATATCAGCTTCAGCAGCGGTTAGTAGTACATCATCACCGATACCCGGTTGACCGAAGAATGCGACGGTGAAGTTCCCTTCTTCAATCGTATCGCCGCAGAATGTCGCAGTGTTTTTGATCGGTATGTTGTACTCGACTGTGGCCCACATGTTATCAGTAGGGTCTTGCTCCATATTGACCGTGTTGTAGAACGGTGTGCTCATTAACCCCATCCACGTTTCAACCTGTCTGCGAACCAATCGACTAGACATTCCCGTGCTCCTGAGCTGCGACTAATGTGCGATGGTTGGTCACTTCACCTTTGTGATACAACAGATAGTGGATACCACCCATCCGAGGGCAGTTGTCCATGATGATCGTTGAGTCACCACTGATCCAGGTTCTGTCGTTCACTTGTGTCCAGGTCATATTTTACCCTTCGTATGACACCGGAAACCCACAGTGTCACCCACCACATGATCGTAAATCGGTGATACCGCTTCAATGACATAGTTCGTTCCATCGATCACCACCTTGTCGAACTTCTCCGGTACGACATTCAGCGAGCTTTCCAAAATAGTGATCTGCTTCCCGTGCACACCGAAAGTGTTGATGATCGACTCAGCAGCACGACCATTCGACTGTACCAGTGCTTTAATGTTGGTCACAGTGTTGGGTGATTTGGTCTGCTTGAAGATCACCGGGATCGCCAATTGACCGAACACCAACGTCAGTTCAGCACGGGTCATGATGACATCCTACGATGCGGTTGCAGGATCGCAATCATACCCCCTGAAATCGGGCCAAAATCACTCGCTGAGACTGTGTCACTCTGAGTCTGGAACTCAGTGACCATACCATCAATGCTCAAGCGTTTAAGTGGCTGTCCGGTCGATGTAGCACCGACTCCTTGAAGTTGATCCCACAACGATTTAAACGTGCTGAGAATAACCACCAGTAAGTCAGGTGGGAATGTTTGATACCCACCATCATACGTCACAGTGACTTGATGATCACAAATCCGACCATCGGCATGAAGCATCCCGGTTTCTTCATCGGCATGATACGCAACACTGTTCCCATCAGACAAAAGTGCTGAGGTTACAGAATCGATTGGGTAATATTTCAACGATAAAGTGTTGCCGGTTTTATGGGTGAATTTCTCGATGATGTCAGTGGTGTGTCGCAAACCCCGATCCAGATAACTCTCAATCGTGCTGATGGTTGCTTCAAACACAGCTTCCAATTCATCGTCTTGGGTCGCATCAGTCACCAGTAACCCGGCTTTAGTGCGGAGTGTTTGAATAAGAATACCACCAAGGGGGTTTGTGATGACCATGATTATGCCTCAGCGTTTGGAGCAACCGGTAAACTCATCACCGTACTTGAGAAATGTTCACCTGTTTTGCCGTTTATGATTTGCAGGGTGTAATCACCTGACTTATTGAGATCACCCGTCACACATTGATAAGTTAATTGTCCTGTTGTGCCACCACTCACCTTCGTCGGTGTTTTGGTGAGGACGGTGAAATCAGGACGAATGATTTTGAGAGTGATTGTGTAACCTGACAAATCGACAATTGTGTTCGTTTCATCACGCACTGTGAACTTCAGCAATGTTGTGTCATCTTGATGTACAGTCATTCCTATCTCTCAATGGTAAACGATACAGACCGATTAATATCTGTTGTGAAACTTGTCATTCGGTCAATCCCGGTATCAAAATTCATCTCACGTTGAATCATTGTATCAAAATTCACGATTTCAGGCATGACAACAAGAATACCATCACCGGTAATAGCATGATTATAGAAAATCTGACTATTTGTAAATATACTGGATTGGGTTAATTTAACCGATCCAGGTGATACAGTATGCGAGTAGAAAGTATTAGTATTTGTTAATAATGGTGGTTGTAGCGTTATTCCGCTGCCAACAGTGATGGCTGCCGAATAAAACGCGTTATTATTAACAAAGTACGGCGATGTTAAGGCAACACTACCGACACTAACAGCATGACTGTAAAACGCGTTGCTATTGTTAAATATCGATGATTGAACAAGGCTTCCGCCAGCTACGATTGTGTGACCGTAGAATGAAGCGCTATTATCAAATCTTGCTGATTGGCTGAGTGTTACACTGCCAAACGATAAAGTAGGCGCATAGAATGACTGACTATTGCTGTAAAGCGATGCTGTCAGGGTTTGTGGCGCTCCACCTTGTGTTAGTGCGTGAGTGTAAAAACTGTTGATATTTGTGAATAGCAATGGGCTTAGATTAACCGCCCCAGGCGTTACAGTTGTAGAATAAAAGTTGTTGGAGTTGTCAAAACGGCTAGACTGTGTAAGTGTTGTTGCTCCGCTGCCCGACGACGCAAAAAAGAAAGGACGCTGTTCCGGCTCAAATATTTGCCAAGGGTTTTTTGTTAATTGTTTGCATACTTCGTCTGGAATGGCTCTGCCTGTAAAGTATAATGAAATACCTCCATCGAATGACCCACCAAAACCTGACCCTAGATACTCATTTGTGGAATCTCCTATCCAGGTAGAAGAATCTGTTGCATACGTCCCTCTACTTGTCCATATTTTAACTACCTGCGCAGACCCAACTGCAATCCTAGAGCATTTAATAATAACAGTTTGTAGTTTATTTTCTGCAAAACTCCCAATGTCGATTGATCTATAAGCTCCACCGAAATAGAACCTCAAAGAGCTATAATGGTGTTGTATTAGAAATGACGTATTGCCATCAGTGGCATTACTACCTAGTGAGTATAAGGCTTTTGTCCCTGTATATTCTGGTATATAAAATTGAAACCCTATAATGAAGTCATTATTGATTCTACCTACTGGATTCTGCCTGTATAGATGACTTCCAGACGTGAACGTAGTGGTTTCAGTTCCGGCAATATTTACCTTACCTGTTGTGCCAGACTTTATGAAACCAACAGGTGCTACAATTTCCTTTAAAAACCCGTTTATAGGGATAACAGCACTGGTTATATTTTTATACTGTTGTTGTATATCAACAACAGTATCAGGCTGTTTTATCCTTTTATCAGGCAGTATCAGCAAAGACATTTAAGCAATATCCGCCAAATAGGTAATGTAATGCAGCGTATTTCCCGTGCTTAGAGTGGTTCCAGTTGAGTTTTTAATTACTATCTTAAAATGTGGCGGAATAAAGCCTAATGCTTGTCGTACATTAAATGCTTTACGTTGTAAGGTGTTATCAGGTGATAAAGGTAAATAGTCTATATAGTACAAATCAGGCTCTGATGTTGTAGTCGAACCGGATTCAGGGCCGCTGGTATAAGTTACCCCACCATCAAATGATACTTTAGCAAACACATATACTGCTTCATCACCTGATGTCACGCCAGGAGTAATAGCCAGTTCAATCACTAGATCAACGGGGTCGATAGCTGACACATCAATTGCAGGACTAATCGCGTAGTTGCCGACCCTGATAAAGTAACTGCTGTGCGAGTGGGCAAAAGTTTCCCAGTAGCCATTAGATTAACTCCCTAGCCTGCGCTATGTCTTGTGCTGTGGCATTTAGACCAATTTCATCCAACCGACTCACTTGCTCAGTAGCAATCGCCAACAAGGTTGCCTTATGCTCTTCAGTGAAATCGGGAATCAACGTTTCTGCGACCAAAGCATCCAACAAAGCGATAAATTTAGCTTGAACCGCTGGTATGGTTAGATCGAATACCGGAAAGTCCTCTAGCGCCAATGTTACTGCTTTACAAGCTGGGGCCGTGCTTTCCATGATTGGGATTCTGACATCTATCAAAGATAAGTATTGTTTGATGTCATGAGCTGTTATCTTACCCAATCTCGATATGTCTTTGCGTTGCAGCACAGCAAGCACGGCCCCATCGTTACCTTGCGCCAAATCAAATGCTATTTCTTGTGACAGTTGGCCATTGATCAATTCATCAATTAACGTTGGCATTTTATGGCCTCATGATTGACGGAACGTCATTGACGTTAATTGCCCCCTCAAACGTCAACAATCCCGGTGTCCCGTTTGTGCCTGTGCCTGTTGCCAGTGCTCTTTCAGCGTTGGTGGCGTTGCGTTTAGAGGTTGCTGTAGCTGCTGTAGTGGTTGCGCTGGCTGCGCCAAATGCATCAATAAAGCCTTGGCGAACATTTATTTTGCTTGGATTGATAAAGTTATCCAAACACATCCATTCCCATATACGCGCCTTACCGTTTGTCAAAGCGTCTACTGCCGTCCAAACAATTGCCGTTTCTCGATACTCTTTGCACGACACGCTTGTTCGCCATACGACAAAGCTGGACTGAGTGTTTAACCATGTCGCAACCGCTGTGTCATCCCCGTTCTGAATCGCAGTTGTCAGTGTCGGCTCTGCTAATGCCGCTGTTTTTAGCGTGGCTTTTTGTGTGTTATCCAGCGCCAAAACACCGAAAGTCATACTTAACAACAAAATGAAATATAGGATTCTTTTCATGTTGACTCCTTAAAGTGCAAAAATGCCTGAAGCATTGAAAGTTAAATTAATGTCTCCGCCATTTGGATTGACTGGTAGGTTAGTTACACCGGTATCGATGAATGCCACCAATCGCCAAGTGGTATTGGCCCCAGCGTTTCTGCGATAAATAACCAGTGCTTCTGCGGTTGCGCCTGTTACTGCTGTGAATGTCACGTCACCACCATCAAAAACACCGTTGGTGTAAGATTTGGTTGCACCAATCTCAACAGGTGTACCAACAATGCCAGATAATGACGAATAAAATTCGTGTGCTGCACTGTAGGTATAGGTTCCGGTATCAACCAGGGCAACATATACCCCTGTTGTTCCTGACCCGTCTAAATCGGAATCAGCGCTATTTTGTAAAAGCGCTTCTTTCCATTTGGGATATATCGCATTTGCCATATCATGACCCTCTTGTCAAAAATTTAATTCTGTCAATTATACGCACTGTTCGAACAACCTCAGAGTCTTTTTTATGTCGTTCCCATGATGCTGTTTCAGTAGTCGGTTCTGCTTCCAGCAGTCTGAGCCACATATCCAACTGATGGTACTTCTCAAATTTACCTCGCTGAAATACCATTCGAGTGATGTGACAGTTACCATCCAACAATCGCATCGAACAACTCCCATCGTAAACAGGTCTCACATTAAACGGTAATGATGCATCAACAGGGTCGTGATAAAACCGTGCTGAATACATCAACCCATCAGCACAACCACGACACTCCTTATGAAGAATGCAGTATGTTTTCATTGAGGGGTAGACACCAGCCAATGAATATACACCAATGCTGACCACATGATGAACAGAGTTCCCATTGTTACAATGAGCTGCCATCTTTTTGATCGGTCTGTAGAACGTCTTGAGTGTGTTCTTTTTTCAACATAGCATTCGTTCATTTCGTAACCTCTGAAAAGAACTTCTCGATGATTTTTTTCGGCATGTGTTTCAGTGCCGTCAATGTTTCTTCAGCAAAACACGCGAAGAACCCAGCGAACACTATCGATGGGTGAGTCGGTATCAGCATCCAGGCAGCGACACTGACCATCAGAAAACTGACACCCATTGCCATCATCAGAAATCGCATCCACCTTCGAAAGCATACAGTGTGCGAACTTCCACAACTATCTTCAAACGCTGTCCTAGTGAAACTAGCCACGAATGCGATGACAAATGCACCCCAGTACGGGCCAGTCATGAATGTTGTGACCAATCCAGCCGATATGGTCAAGACTGTTTCTGAAAAGGGTGTCGCCACTATTTCACTCCTTTTGCTGCACCTTCAACGATAAGACTCAAACCTTCATTAATTTGCTTCATACCTTCCACCCTATCGGCGTTGTAACCGTCCAATTTCAATAACCTTGAACCATCAGCACGGGTTTCAAATCGTGCACCTTCCAGTGCTTGAGTCGTGCCGAATTCCCACCCTTCGGCTTTTGTGCTGCCGTCAGGGTGAGCTTCGTATGTAATGTGGCTACATGCAGATAAAAACAGGAATAGGCTAGTTTTTAGAATCATCAGACATTACACCCATACCACCAGCAACGGTAGCACCTAGATACATTAAATCCTGAATCGATATATTGCCCCAGGATTGTATTAAGCCAGCAACGCCAACAACTAGCCAGATTGCACCCCGTAGGGTGCTTGGTTGATTCCAATGGATTTTCATAAATTAACTCTGGATAATGATTTTTTGTAAATCGACTGCTATCATATCTGCACCAGTTTGATTAACATGATAATTTGTGGTTCCGTCACTAAAAGCCGTAGCAATTACATAAGGGTCAGCAGCATCACCTATCGATTTTTTAAAATCGTAAAATGAACAATCATAAGATGCACTCAATGCTCTTATTGCCATATCGATCTTTTGATAAGCGAGATATTGACCATCTGTTATCCAACCGGTCAAACCTGATTTTCCAGGTTGAACACTGGTCAATATCGGTTTCAAACCTTTACTGATCGCAAATTTAACAGCGTTTTCAATCGCCAATAGATCAGTCGTTATTCGATCATCTTGATTTGCCAATGTTGACCCAATCACTGTGTTTATTGATGATTGTATTAATACAAATGCTGGCATCTGATTGGTATCAATAAGTCTCTGAATTTTTGAATTGAAATTCGAAAGATAAGAGTTTGGTCTAGTTCCAGCTACGGTAGCACCTGCTACTGTTTGTCTCTGCGCATATACTGCAATTTTAGGATTAGCCAACAAGCGTAGTCGTTGCGGATAATCAATTGTGTCATTGACCCATGAGTCACCGAATATAGCGATGCTGAACTTATCACCCTTGATTCGATTTCGTTTTGTTTCAACTACCATCCCTTTAGTAGCAGTACCGACCATCGATGCCTCATATTCATACAGAATAGGTGCTGACTGTAAACCATCGCAAGCAGGGGGAGGAACGGGCAAACTGATTTCGCTCAAATCAACGCATTGAATTTCGCTTAGAGTACAGCTTGCTGTTACTGCACCCGATGTCACTGCATTGGTTCCAAATCCCAGCCTCCATGCGATTGTCTGAGAAGTAGTAGGTTGGAATATTACACAATATGTACCATCACCAGTCATATCAGTAGTACCGATGGATAAATCACCAAAGTCTAATGTAGGGACTGTACCTGTAGTAGCCAAAAATGGTGAGTTAGTGCTAGTCGGTAATACCAAATCAGTCACTTTGAAAGATACTGCATATATATGTCCAGCAGTAAACGTCTTAGCTGTTGAAAACAAACTTAAATAACCACGACCACCAGAAGCGCATTCTAAATATAGTGATTGCGTTGCATCGTCTGCGGTAACGGTTCCGCCTGTCAATTGCGTTTTAGATATTTCTGAAACAAATTCTTTATCCAATATATTTTCAGCAATCATGATGTTGCGTAGTTGCACATCCGACCCTGATATTACACCACCACCACCACTGCGACTCACACCACCAGTCATTTTGGCCCAGGTGCTCTTGTCACCCAACCCACCGTTACCTTCAGACTGCTTGACATAAGCAACACCGTAAGATGTCACTACATCACCACGCGTGTAATCGTTACCTTCAACGTACTGACCTTTGTAGGCTCTCAGTGGTACAGAACCATCGTTGATCTCAGTCGGTTGAAGCAACAGATCGACCACATCTTTCTCAAGCGATTGAATGCGCTGACCTTGATCTTCGATGACTGCTTTATTCTGCACCAGGACATCTTCAATCAGACCGATTGACTTCTGTGAGTCAGCGTGAAGTTCGTGATACTTGAGAACCGTGTCCTGAATCTTTTTGAATTCTTTATCGAACTCAACTTTGGTGAACGGTTTGGCAGCGAACAGGCGATGGTTCACACCATCATAAAAGAATGTTGAACCGTCTTTGTGATAGAAGTCACCCGGTTCATAGTCGTGTTTGTCTTTGAATCCACCCGTATCACGTAGACCGTGAGTACCGATTCGTTTCCAGTGAGTCGAGTCACCCGGTTCTTCGGTCGTATCTTGCATGGCGATATATTCACGCCCGGTAAAGTGCTTGACCACCGAACCTTCACGATAGACACCCACTGACCAAGGTTCTGAGTGGATCACTTCTTTAACCAGACCGATGAACTTCTGATCGGACACCAGTTTCTCAGCCACCAATCGTTCATCAGCATCACGACCCGGTTTCCCGCGAATCGCTTCACCGTGTTTCAACATCAACTCACCGACGACTTCAACCACATCGACGGGATCAGCGTCTTTACCGGGATCACCTTTCAATTCATCACCATGACGTTTGATCAGTGTGTCGGCTACGACAACAGGATCAACCGGTTCAGGTTTCACCATCTCCGCAAAAGTTTTGTCACGCAGGATGTGTTTCGCTACTTCAGTCGGACTTGGTGATTTGCCGGGTTCCCCTTCATCACCTTTCGCACCTTTCAACAGATGACCATGTTCATCAAGAATACGGTTCATCACGGTATCGACGTTGAACGACTCAGCAATTGACTTGCGTATGTTGGTCAGTTCTTTCGCAAAGCGATCAGCGTGATCAGCAATAGCACCATCCATGTTCGCCCATTTCTTCTCGAACGAATCAATCACGGTTTTCACCCGGTCAATATTCGCCCGTTCATTGTCTGACAGTTTCTTGGTGAATTCGTCATGCAACCCTTCATTGACTCGCAGCTTCTCACCGAACTCCGACTTCAAATCATCGACGATCTGATTCACGGACTTGCTGAGGACATCTTGAATCAGACCCTTGAGTGATTTAATCTCAACGTCGAAGATGCTTTTTTGAGCCTCCATCAGCGTTTTCTGGTGTCCGATTTGGGAATCAACCGCTAACCATTTTGACTCAAACTCATCGACGATTCGACGGATTGAAGTCACTGATTCAGCAGTAAGGGAAAGGTTGGAATTGAATTCATCTCGTAGTTGACTAACCTGAGATTTCAACGCTGTCGCAAATTCGGTAGAAATCGATTTGGCGATTTGAATAGTATCTTGACTCATCTGAGCGCTCCGACTGGTATTTGGAGCGTATTATCGGTTATCCGACTCAGTGAGTCAATGTAACGACTTATTAATAGTATCCCTAACGATTTGTGTCAGTAATTCAGGATTAGTGTTCTCAATCACCGGTTGATCGCATATCCCTTTTATCGTATCTCGAACCATTAAACTGATCATATCAGGATCGGATTTTGCTGCCGGTTCTGGAGGTGGTGCAGCAGGTTCGGGTGCTGGAGGTGGTGCTAACTTAGCCGCTAAATCCGCTTCATTGAGTGCCTGGAGCTGATTCACAGGAGTCATCTGACGTTGCATGTACAGTTGGTCGTCACCTTCACCGGCAACATGACCATACCCTTCTTTCGAACGTGCTTCAAACGGAGTCAATAGACCACCTTGAACCGCTTTCACTAGCCCGTTGATACGACCTTCAAAGTCAACGCGGAGCAATGGTGTTGGGTCAAGTTCGATTTTATCGTTCGGGCCAAAATCGAACGCACGTTCCAGGAACTGCTCAATACACTCAAGCATTGATCCAAGACCTACCGATAGGAAATGCGAGATCAGTGCTTCAGTAGCACCTTTTGTACCGGTTGAACCATCGGACATCAGACCGGCTGGAACACCGTAGATGTTGTAAATCTCAGTGGCACTCAATTTCTGTTGTTCGATCAGTTGTGAGTCAGCTTGTGACACATTGACCGGTTGAAACTTTAAACCGCTTGCCAAGATAGGTACACCACCCTGTTCCCACATCCGAGATTGTTCGTTGAAGGCTTCCCGCAACTCCCGAATCTGGACTTTATTCAAAGCCATATCGGTAGTTAGAACACCGGATGGACGGTTCATGTTATTGAAGAATGCCAACTGTGACCGACTTAGACCGACGTGAATACCAGCCGCCAACGCAGCCGCTACTAGCAAACTTTCACCCACTAGAGGATGTCTCGGACAAGACTGTCTGAAATGGATGCAGTCACGAGCCGGGATCAACATCTGAGCATCCTGGAAGATGTTACCAGTTACATCCGATTTACTGACCGCATAAAATATCGCACCGGTTTCATGATCAACATACGGACTCCACATCCCTTTGGGAATGCGATGGAGTGATGATGGTGCAAAACGATTGTCACGGATGATGACTACAAGGGATTCACCATTCAGAATGTCTTTCGTGACATTCGTAATGAACAAAGCCCATGTCTCATAGTTGTTCGGTTTCCGAAGAATACGAGCCGCAGGAGAAGTGATATTCTGCACAAACCCATCGTTGCCGTCGCGGGTCATGTGTTTCCCTTCACACTGACTCACTGATCGTGAAATCAAATTCGTAGTTGCGGCAATCGGTGCAGTGTGTTCCAAATCCACATAAGGAGTCGCTCGATCCAACCCACGTTGCCAACCCTGCCACGGATCGATTTGCATAGCAAAGTCAGGCATGGTTCCACGAGGGGTCATGCCGAATGCTGACTTAATACCGGAAACAACAGCTTTGAGATTAAACATCGTCAGCTTTTTTAGCAGTTGATTTACGACTTGGTTTCATCACATTAGTCTCATATCCCTCATCTTTACTACCGCGGAATACTGGAACATTAGTGATGTGTTTGAAGTTGAGGTGTCCAATCGTGAGACTCTGAACTTCATCATTCTCAATTAATCGGTTCGCTAGTGCTTCATCGGGTACTTCAACGAAGCCTGTTTTAAACTCCAACTCAGGGAGTGGTTGATACGCCCATACCAGCATGTGATTCTCCTAATAGGAAATTGGGGGCCGAAGCCCCCAACCAGATTACCAAGTCACTGAATCTAAGGCAGCAACAGTACCGGCATAAGTCATGCCCCAACCTACAGGCATCACCAAACGGATAGCTAATGCATATTGTTGGAACAGTGAAATACCAGTCAAGCCAACAAAGGCCGCACCAGCACCAGCACCCAGGATTTTACCACCACCGTCAGCAGGTACTTGTTCAGCAGTACCGATGACACCTGAACCGTTATCCGCTTGGGTAGGAGCAACACCGGAAGCGTTCGCCATGGACAGTGTAGCTTGTTCTGACACATCGATCTCAGGGGAGTCGAATGCGCCAGCGAAGTAAGCAGCATCTACCAGGATGACACGGTTTGAAGGAACACGGTTTGAAGCGATGATAGGCACACCACGCAACATACCGTTCGCCACTTCTTCAGCAAAGGTAAATTCACCCAAAGCAGAAGTCATCACGGACAAACTTAGTTTGGTTGCAGTGTTCATGATCAACACTGGTTTCGCACCGACATTGGCAGTGATGAATGCGCCAAGTAATGTTTTGATGTCAGCCGTTACAGCCGCTACACCACCACCAGATGCACCAGTACCGATGGTTACACCGTTCAGCAGACCTTTAGGGCGTACACCTGATACAGCAGCAGTATTCCCGATGACTGCGGTATCTAATGCGTTGGCAGTGTCTTGCATCAACATACGACGCAACAACTCAACACTGTCAGGATCGGAAGCGCGTTCCAATTCTTTAGTGATGGTTGTGATTACACCCATTTTGAAAGCCTCGATAGACAGCGAACTGACTACACCTTCTTTCACAGGAATCACACCGTTCTCACCGACGAATGCGCCAGCCAAGTTGGTGGTGTTATTACTCATACTCGGCATGGTGATTTTACGAGCACCATTGAAGTTCAGATAAGTACCTTGACCAGCCAGTGTAGCAGCAATAGAGATTGGAGCCAAATCGCCCATGATCATACCACGCAGTTCTTGGCGAACCAGTTCTTGCGCCCAACCGGAAGTGGTTGTGTCAGCAACACGAGTAGCCGCTTTGACAATTGCCATTGTTGCCTTTTCACCAGGGAACATTTTTTCGGCAACCGCTTCTTCAGAAGAACGGTCACGATAAGCTGATGCTTTGACCAGTGCCAAACGAGCCAAGTGGGTGCCAGGAGCAACCGCTTTCTCTTGATATGTTTGTCTGTTGATCATCGGAGTACCGACTGCTTTAGCAGTAGTACCGGCAGTCAGTTTTTCCAAACGGGTCAATCGTTCGACTTCAGCATCGGCTTTCTCAACTGCATCCATTGCAGTGTCCAATGCTTTAGAGACATCTTCACCCGATGCCATTCTTGATTGTAAATTGACCAATTCGTCACGAGTTGTGACAGAATCAGCCTGTGCTTGTTTGATTTGATCTTGTAAGTTCATGGCTTGATGCCCTATATGTTTAAAGGTTGTGTTGTGCGCGGCATCTGCCTTTCTGCGCGTTAGATCATTCACGGTAGATGGTGAGACTTCACCGGAACCGTTTCTGAAAATTCGTTTCTCATCGGCACCGAAGGATCGGGCGATGACTAATGCTCCAGGTGAGCAAGGTACGGAAACCAACGAGGCTTCCAATAATTCAATATCTGTGAAGGTGTGTCGGTCATACTGCTCATCTTCTTGGTACTTGAACGCGTTGAATCCAATCGATATGGCGCGGAGGATACCCTGCTTCACCATTTCACGAATTGCATCGATCTCAGAGGATGTGCCAGCAGCAGCCAGTTTGAAAGTACCCAGTAACTGATCACCAATTTGTCTGACATTCGACCATGTTCCGATTGGCGCATTGTGATCGTGTTGATACAGCATGATCGGATTCTTGTTGAAATTCTCTAACCGAATAGCGCCGGGAGCAATAGCATCACCTACTCGGTCATATCCGCCAGCCCACATGACCGCATCAATCCCCTTATCAGGGTCAAGTGCTTTGGTCACATCAATGTGTGCAATTTTCGTAATGTGTTTCATGACAGAAACCCTAGATATAGTAGCTTTGGTTGAATTTTATCACTATTTCAAAAAAAGATAAAAATAATGCTTGACTGTTACAATTAACGGTGATTTAATGCAGTCGTACTTGTAACGGAGGTGAAGTGAAAATATTTTTAATAGTCATGATGATTCACAGTCTTTTAGAGGCTCTGGATGATCTTCGGTTTGGTGATGTGAAGTTGACTTCATTCATCATTTTTATTTGGGCAGCTTGGTTATATTGGAGTATGTGATGAACATTAAAAAATTAGAGGACGATCTGATCATCTTATTAGAAGAGCACGGTATTCGTGTCACAGAAGGTGTGAAGTTGCAATTCAACTCTCCTCGGTTACATTTAGATCAATCAATCAGGTCTAACTACGAAGTAGAAATTGAAATTATCGGGAAATCAGATGGCAACTAACGCAGAAAGACAGGCCCGGTATCGGGCAGAACGATTGAAAAACGGTGAACGTGAGTTGAAAGGTCTTTATGTACCTGAACACTTACACGGTCACATCAAGGAAATGATCAGAGGTTTGCTGGTAAGACTTGATGATGATAGCTTGGAGGAAATCACTATTATCTATAAGAGGACTTGAAATGATCAACATTAACAAAAAATACAGAACCAGAAGTGGTTGTGAAGTGCGAATCTACGCAATTGATGGTGGTGGTGACTACCCGATACACGGTGCTGTGAAATATGAAGGTGATCAATATTGGTCTCCTAGAAAATGGAAAGATTCCGGCAAGGAATGTTGGGCAGACTCAAGTGATTTGATTGAAGTGTCACCTTATGAGGACTTTAAAATTGATGATAAGGTTTTGGTATGGGATGAAGGTGGTTTAAAGCATCGGAGGTATTTTGCAGGTGTTAGTATTTCAGGTAAACCAATGGCTTTTGTTGATGGTAATACATCTTGGAGTACAAAGTATGAGGTGCCTTATGATTGGGATTATTGTGAGAGGTGGTGAGATGAGTCGTGAATTATTGAAACGTGCTTTGGATTTCATGGAAGTTGTTGGTTGCTCTGACGATGATATTTATCAGCTTTGTGATGAAATCCAGGACGAACTATCAAAGCTCGATCCTGAACCATTGTGCTATTTGAGTAATATGGTTGGAACAGATATATTCGAACAATGTGAGCCTGAATATAGTCCTTTCGGTAAACACTGGACAAAAGCGATTCCTGTTTATCTCAACCAATCAACGCCGACACATCAAACTCATTCGGGGCAATCATAAACACCCCGGTAGCCATTACAGCAGCCACCAGCGGGTCAATCCGCTGAGTGGATTTGCTCTTATCCAGTTTCCGGTTTCTAGCAGGATCGGTAATCGCTATTGCATTCGCTGCTGCCATGTTCAGTAGCGGGTGCGATCCGTGCCTGATGTTTTCCTGAAGCAACATCTTCTCGAAATACTCCACCCTAGGTGATACATCCTTATACCCTTGACCAATCTCCACCCACTCATCCGCGTAGAAGTCAACTGACTCAGCATCAGCTTTCGCTTGTTTAATGCGCCAGCGATCATAAGCTACCACATCGATATTGATACCCAACGATTCGAAGTGAATTCGTAACCACTGGAACACATATTTGTAGTCCACTGTAGCACCTGGAACAGCGATCAGTTGTCCATTCTTCACCCATGTCGTGTAAGGTGCCCGATCTCGAATCTCCTTCTCATCCAGACCCTTCTCAGGTGTGAAGCAAAATGGTAATAGGTGCAGTACCTCATCGTCATCCTGAGCCGCTAAAACAGCCGCAGTCAAGTCATTGGTCTGAGATAAGTCAAGACCCATGGCGACCGGGCGACCATCTGTGAAGATACTCATATCGATTGAACCATTATTGGCTTTCCATACAGTCGGTGCCAACCACATCGAGATCAGTGCTATTCTCTGGTTGAGCAGCAAATTCCTTGCTGAATTCTCCATCGCTGGAATACGGGTCGCTTTCTTCAGTTGTTCTTCAAGGTCTTTCTCAGAGCGAAATATACCAAGAGCAGGGTTTGCCTTTTTCCACTGTTTCTTGTCCAAGAGGTCACAATCTTTATCAGCCTGATAGACGTGACACACAGTATGAGGATCACCGGATGAAATAGCATCATCGATCTGGAGCGATAAGAAATCCGCATCACTGGCTGCCTGAGTGCTGATCATAATGGTCAATGGATTGTCGTGTGCACCGGATGAAGTAAGTATCGCATCGATGAAAGGACTACTTGGACCACGCACCTGTCCACATTCGTCCAGGACAGAAAAAGCCAAACTCAAACCTTGGTTTTTACTTCCGTCAGCCGATAATGCCCGAAAGTCAGTGTTCGCTTTCAGACCGATCAATCTTTTACTGGACGGAATTACTCGATACAAACCATCGAACTTTGGTTGAATCCTGAGCATCTTTTCACACAGGTTGAAAACTAATGCTGCTTGATCCCTGGACAAAGCTCCTGATGCTAGTTGTGAGTTAGTTTTTCTTTCTGGCCCAATTAAATGGGTCAATATTAAACAAGCGATTAATGCTGTTTTTCCGTTCTTTCTGGCAATAGATAATATTGCTGTTCGAGTACCGTGAGGATTATCGTAAATCTCTTTAATAAATTTCCGTTGGAATTTATCGAGTTTGATCGGTTGTCCTACTAATTTACCTTCAGGTACGAGAATATACTCATCGATAAATCTCAATACTCGACCAGCTCTAGTTTCTTTCATATTAAATCATCATCCATTTCTGATAGGCTCGCGCGCACCTGCGCGTCAGATTTATTCCGAGTTTTTTGCTCTGGTGTCGATAATCCTTTCTGGCTTGCTGTCATCCCTAAAGCCTTCATTTGATTAATCACTGAATTAGTTAATTGGGTCTTTACACCGACCATTGGGTTCGGTGCAGGCCAACCTTTATCAGTCAGGGTTTGCATACCATTTAAGGATATATCAAGGTTCGCTTCGTCGAGTTGAACGAGGGTTTTGGCGAGGTTAGCGGCAAATATCAGGTGTTGCATTGACCATGCTTGTGCTTCCCGATCCTGAACGATTGAATCAAAGTAGAACCTCTCTCGGTCTGTTAGAGCAATTGGTGATTCAATAATCTTTTGCAACCAATTC